ATTTATTCTAGAATATATATTACTACTACATCCTATATATTGCTTTCCGTTTATAGCACAGATTATACTATAAATACCTGATTTTTTCCAATCTATACGTCTTCCTTTCATGTTCTTAGGTTTTCTTTATAAAACGTATAAAAGGATAAAAGGTTGTCAAATTCCTCGCTTTTCGTACAATTTTGTACTACTCCATCACTGGATAGTCGATGAACCTTCATCCTAATAGGATGCTTGGCTGCGGATTGATCAAATTATTATGATTTTACTATATCTTAAGCGTTATCTTAAGTGCTACTTGCTATATTACTATGCAATGCAGTTATAATAATTTAGCGATTGTTCCCGCAATTAACGAGGTTACGATGCCGCTTTTGTCGACATCAATATCAATTAACATTTCATCTTCTTTAGGAATAATGATTTCAGGATCATTTTTAGAATGAATTCCTCCTACTCCTACAGTATAGCGTAAACCATTAAATATAAAGTTATTTTCATATCCTTTTCTACCTGGAGAAACTATCTGACTTTTCATATCATCTAATACTCTCTGTAAAATAGGACTATCATACTTAATAAATGGTAATATTACATCCTTTAAAGGAATATAATCCATTGGAGACCTTAATCCTTCAATATCCCACCAGGTTAATCCTGTTTTCTCAAGATATTTTTGAGTTAAGATTTTCATCCCAATATTTACACCATCTTTACTAAGTACTCTTACTCCATATTCGTCTTCAATAGCTATACGTAAATTAATACTTTCCTTACATCTATTTAAAAGCTCTGTAGTAGACTCAATATCATTTATATTGTAGTCTATCATTTCGTCAAAATCTTCTAATGGAAGAGGTTTACTCCAATCACATACAAATTCTTGTACATTTGGGTATTGCATAGTTACCTGAATTTCTTTCAAACCTACTCTAAGTTTATTAGAGTAAAGCATAGTAAGAATATCAAAAGTATCAAACCATATTTGATACTTCCAATGTTTCCAGGCATCTATATTATCCTCAGTAGAAGTAGTAATAGTCTTACTTAGATTAAAGATAGAATTACATATAGTAGCTACATTATAGCTTATAAGTCTATCTTCATACTCTATAATATAATTTATTATAGGATTATCATAATGTAGATTATTATATCCACAAAAGATAATATCTGAATCTATCACTAATTCTGTTCCATAGAAGTCCCCCCATTTTATATAGGAATTGACTTGTTTAAAGAACTTAACTAATTCTCTTAGTTGGTTCTTTCTTTCAGAGATTTCAAATTTATATATTTCTTCTGTTTCTGTATTTTTAACAGAACAATGGAAAATATTCTGAAATACCTCAATATCATATACATAGACTTTTTTGTTACGTATAATCATATTTAGAATATTTGGTTAGATTCCATAGTCAGGCTCGAACTGACACAAATCACACAGACTTACATTTTGCTGCGGCTCTACCCCTTTTTGAGCTATATGGAATTCCATAGAATATTACGCTGCTATTTTATTGATAACAGGTTTTATAGATTTTCTAAAGTAAGCTCTACGGTCACTTACTTTACTTTTTCCTTTGCAACCTCCTACATGTTGCTTTCTGTTCTTATCTCTTCCTACATAGAATTGTAAGAATTTCAAGGGACATTTAGATTTCTCTAAATGAAGCCTTGCTTCTTTTTGTTTTGCTAATTTCTTAGCTTTCAGTTCTTTAACGTGCTCTCTTTTATTTGCACGTAATTCTTTCAATCTAGGACTTGACCAATTTTCAGGACTTTTGTCCTTATTTGTTTCCTTGTCTAGCTTGCTCTGAGCTAAACGTAAATCACGTTCAATTTGTCTACCTTTATGTCTTATTCTTTTAGCTTCAGCTAATTTCTACTCTGTATAATTTTGTTTTTCCATAATTTTGATAATTTAGAAAGTTAATTATTTAAAACCAATTTTGTTTCTATTTATATCAATTTCTTTTTTTAAAGTATGAACTATAACTACACTGTTAGGATAAACTCTAATTTCTGTGTAATAATCATTATCTCCCCAAAATAAAGCTTTTTGCACTCTATATTCAAATTTTGAATTACTTTCAAAGAAACCTTTTCTTAAATAGATAATAAATTGTTCTTCTTTTGGATGTTCTACTGTCATATTTATTATGCTGCTAATAATGATTTACCATCATAGTAAATTATATTATTATCTCCTTCAATATCTTGTACTGTTATACCGGCAAATGAAGAATCGTTACGATACTGTTTAGCTTCTTTAGCTACTTTCTTTTTCGCCTCATCTCTAGTAGAAGCTGTAAGATAGTCGGTTTTGAAGTCATAAGTACGTTTATCGTCGTCACTTCTTCTTCGATTTATTGTATACTTAAACTTTCGTTCTTTAGGCTTCTCTTTAACAGCTAATTCAGCTGCTGTAAAGCCTTTTTGTTTACCTGCTTTAATAGGTAAAGGTTTATACTTTAAAGCCTCCATACGAGCTTCTTTTGCTGCTTTCTGTTGAGTAAATAGCTCTTTCCATTCAGCTTTAGTACGCTCTTTCGGTTTAGGAGATTTAGCAAAAAGAGAGTTCTTTACTATTCTAGTAAATTTCTTCTTTTCTTTACGTGTGTAGTGGATAGTTGGATCATAGCCTGCTTTCATAAGAATATTTTTTATTCGTTCTTTCTTAGATTGTTTAACGGCCTTGTTTTCTTCCATAGCTTCTTTTGCTATCTTAGTAGGCTGTTGTTTATTCTTAGAACTCCAGGAGTTCCAATTTACTGTTTTCCTATCTTTTACTTCTGTAACTAAAGACGGACCGATCTCGAAATCTCTAGTAGTTTCTGCTGGACAATGTTTCTTTATATATTCTCCATTTATTACTATTCTAGGATAATTACGCTTTTTAGCTTTAGCTGATCGTTTAGCATTTCTTACTGTTTGTTTGCTTACTCTATATTGTTTATTCTTTTTCATAATTTTGATAATTTTAAAGGGTTAATACTAAGAAAGGGAAGGGGAGTAAACCCCCCTAAGCCTTTCGATAATTTGATTAAAAATGGTAAATATCTTTTTTTCCTTTTTTAAGCTGCAATAGATAGAGGAGCTTCTTCAAGGCTTAGTTCCGCCTTATTATTAAACTCTTCAATTTCTTTGTTAAGTTTGTTAATCTCTAACTGAAGTTTATTCTTCAAACTATTAATATAGTCTGAAGTCAATTCTTCAGTAGTGTTAAGATTTTTCTTTCCTTTTGAACGCTTAAGCTTAGGATCTAAGGTCTTAATTTTGCTCAAATGGAACAACTGCTCCTGCTTTTCACTCAAAGTAAATATAGCAAGATAGTTATTTGTTGTAGGTAATTCTGAGAACTTCTTATATCCCATATTGATACACTGTAAATACAGTTTTAATAGGATTCGTTCATCAGCCTTAGCTTGGATTTCGTTAAGTAACTGTTTTAAGTCAAAATTACGAGTAGCACCTTTAGGGATGATATTCTCGTTCTTAATGATATTCCAATATTTAGTAATTTCATTACTAAGTTCTTTACGATGTGTAATAATATATTTAGATGTAATTGATTTCATGTTCAAGTTGATTTTTAAAAGTTAATACTTGACCAAATTACGTCTACTAGTAGTAGTACTGGTGGGACTCGAACCCACAACTCTCAATTTAGAAGATTGATGTTCTGTCCAGTTGAACTACAGCACTGTATATTTAAACAGGGCCAATTCACCCTGTGAAAATATGTTGTTTTGCAATAATATTCCAATTCAAATATTATATCTCTTTAACCTTGCCTAATCGTACTGGTACGACTACGCCTGGCCTTATTTCAATACCGGCAAAACCAAATATATTGTCAGAGACAACAAGTTTGCCAGTTAGACCTTTCTCTTTTGCGAATTTTTCAATAGCTTCTTTATTGATATACTTTGAGTGCAGCTCTCCGCTCGAAGCATTCCTCATACTATCAAATAAAATATCTACAACACAATCGAGATCCTTATTTTTAATTGCTTCTTTCAGTAATGCTTGTGTAATACCGTCAAAAGCTACATCATTTCTAGTTCCTCCGGAACCAGTTATTGCATCTGCAGTACGTATTGCTACATCTAAAAGACTTACCGATTCATAAGTATTTAAAAGTCGTTGCCACCATAAAGGTCCTTTGCCATAGTAAAAGAAGACCTGACCATCCTCTCTTACAGAAATAGCATTAGGAGTTACCTTAGTGCTTCCGTCCCAACTCTGAACTTTAGCTAGTATAGTAGGCTCGACGCAAATAAGTAGTCGCAGAAGCTCTATTCTTACTTTAGAAATTCTGCTCATAGTATTGCTTATTCAGTAGTTTCTTCAAGATTTACCTGAAGTGTTACTTCCGTTTCATCAGTAACTACACCACACTGCCGTTGATACTCCAACTGCATACGGTCAGACTGATCCATCATATCTCGTACAGTTTCGCTAAGTCGAATGAACTTACGAGACAGTTCCTCATAGAAGTTGAGGATACCCTTGTTATGTATCTTCAACATATCGTTCAGCATAGGTAATTCCTCTGCTGCAAAGAACATCGGTTTGCTGTTCTTCTTACCAATACGTTCGATACATTCGGCCACGCTTTTCCGGTCTGCCTTACTGAAATCAGGCTTGACTAACGGGAATACAAGATTCGGATCGTTGTCATCCGGATTCAACATGATTTTCGGTTCACCGTCTAAGTCTTTAGCAATGAACTTGACATCCAAAATGTCAATTGCCTTAACAATGAATACATTTACTTCCTTCCGTAAAGTATTCTTGTCATTGAGCACATCTTCCTTCCATTTAAGGTCAGGATTTGTTGCTACTACAGTATAGATCTGTTCACCAAAGAACCGTCCATACTCTTTTGCAGTTGCCCGATAACGAGCCATAACTTGAGCAGCAGTGCTCTGAGTTCCTACTAATGCACCAATAGTCGGTGCTACGCTACTTTTATCCATAAGAATGTTTCCTTTCTGAGTCCGTGCTTGATTTCACCAATACGAAACTCTCTTAATTTTTAATTAATACTTTGTTAATGCTCTCCACCTTTCGATTATTTGTAATACTAAAGTATGCGTCTTATATCATACCGCTTTACTAAGCTTTGAAAATTTTAGTAGTGAATTCAATCACATAATCTACTTGGCTTACTTTGAAAATAAATTGAAATAATTTATGAGAAATACTCTGAGAGTTACTTCTGATAATACTTTGGTAATTTAAGTTTATCGTACTTCAACGGATAAGATTCAATTTATACGATGCTTACCGCACCCATCACCCTACTTTATATTATGTTCTCTTGCATAAGTATTGTACAAGCATAATATATCGAACTCTTTCATCAGCAACTGGTATGCCTAGGAGTAATTAAGGATTACAACATTCTAAGCGAATGAGGGTCGTTTCTGTCGAGAAACGTTACTAAAACACTACAAGCTGTCTAATTTTTCAAGACACCCACTTGACCTCTCGGATTTCTTATTTATACTACACGAATACGAGGATTTCCACCTCTCATCAGCATCATAAATACCGGTACTATCTCTGCTATTGCACGAGAAACCTGAACATATAGACAGTATGCTCTTATATTTATTACTTTAAATCTGAATCAGCGTTCTTCATACATACTAAGTTGCAATTAGTACTTTACGAAGTGTCAATGTCAGCGATAACGGTTGGTAGTCGGGGTGGTGATCTGTCTACTTACACTATCCTTACAATGGTAGTCTTAGCGTTTACAGTTCCATTGAACTTCCCATTTTATTAAAGATTAAACAATTAAAGCTCATTTATTCATAGCTGGCTTTATTCAGCGTAAATACATAAGTAAATATAGTATAACATCTTATACTCATAACCTAATGACATAGTCTTCTGTATTTCCTTAGTTTATGTACGACTATTAATAACAATAATCCTGGCGTGAACTACGTTATATTAAGAAGAAGTTTACATGTCTTGAAACTTATAAGCTCTGCCGTTTTTTAGTAGGTGTTTTCCCTGCATCACCTTAGTTTTATTTTTACCACATAATATGACTTGCTAAAGGTCACTGTATCTAGAATCAGGGTTATAGCGCCCTCAAACCGCTCGACGAGTCTGTTGCTCCGTAATCATTCCTCATTCAATTATACTCACACGAACGACCAAGCACGTGAGTCACTTTAGACTTGAAAGACTGTATCAATCTCATATACATCACTCCTACTTCATCCTTGGAACATTGCGTATCCACCTTCACGAGGACCCTATTTACCATAAGGCACAGAATTGGCTTCTGCTCCACGATAATCAGTCAAGTTTACATAGTGTGTACCATAACACGGTTATCCTTACATTAGTATCAGTAATTTACTACCTTCATAAGTACAAGTTCCAATATCCACAATTGCATATTGCATCACAGCTGATGTGTACTGAACACTATAGTTAGCAATGCTATTTTTCCTTTCTGGGTGCATAGTTGCACTTTTGTTAACCGATTTTGGAGACCGGTGATCGCGTTATATGCTGTCTCTTTTTTTCCATGAGTTGGCTGCTTTCTTTAGGTGAAACTAACCTTGCCTCTCGGCTTCACTTATTCTTTCCAAAGGAATAAGTCAGGAACCGTATTGTCCCTGTTTCAGCGTCGTGTTTATACTCCTATTTGATTCTGATTTTGATAATCTAAAACGAGTAATTGTAGAAGATTTCGTTCTCCTTGCTTTGATTTATAATTCTGCATTAGCGGTACTGTTTGCAGTAATTAAGAGTATTTAGTATTCACCAGACGGTTCTCAATACCTAATGAGGATTAAGCACTCTGATCCCCTGCTATCCGTTTTTCAGACGTTTTAGCCTAATATCCTACCTTTTGAGTGATCTCACTGTTTTAGCAGCTAACATATTCTCGGATTCTGTACTTTTTCGGGCCAGCAGAAATGACTACAGCTCCCTAACACGGCGCGACTTGTACTATTATGTACCTCGCATGACTTCCGCTGGAGTGATTCACGCTACAGTTTTACTCCTCTCGAACTATGACATAATTATAGGTTTTTTAAGTGGTTATTGTCATTAACTATTTTCCACTGAGCTTTTCTATTCAGCTACATTTTCATTATGTTCTGGTTCTAACATAGTAATTTTACCTGTACTCAGGCAGATTGTTGCAACAATCTTCTTACCTTTACAAATATCTACGAATTTGTTTTTTACATCACTACTACTGATATAATCAACTGGTTCCATAATACTTGCGTTAAATCCATCCAAACATTTACAAGCATTACTTACAGACAAACGTAAGTACTTTTCAGTATATAAGCAATTAGCTATACTATCTTTAGTCTGATTATTAATAATATCAGACTGGTCTCCTTCTACTATAAAGTAAGAGGATTGAGATAAGATAGAACTAAGTTTACACCTTGCTTCTTTCATATCTTTAATGATACGCGATAATCGTATCATTTGTTTTAGTATAACTAGATTACTTACCATATGATTTTACTTTAGATAATGGAGAAATAGCTTTAACACTATCTGGCATAATCCCTACAGATTTAATATAGGGATATCCAGAAGCTACTTCTTTCTCTATTACTTTAGTTCTCCACTTAACTACTGGTTTTGGTTCACCAATAGTCTTTACATTTACAATTGCGTCTGTTGTTCCTTTCACGGATACTTCTAATGTAGATAGGTCTACTTCGACATCTATCTTATCGACAGACTTATTTTCTTCACTATTAACTATAGGAAATTTTGGCATTTCTATAGGTGAAGGAATTACAGGTGCTGCCTGTACTACTGTGACTGTCTGTCGCAGTCCAAAGCCAATTATGCAACTGGCGATGAACATGCCGACAGCCGTAATAAATCTAAAATTCATATTTGATTATGCTATTTTAGAGAATGGTTAGTCTTTATACCCTATGAATTGTAAAAATCTACGCCATGCGTTTAATTTTTTTTTTCATTTGCGGGTTTGTCATCCTTTTTCTCCGGACTTTTTTCCGGGTACTCCTTCTCTACTGGAGAAGTTATTGATGACTGGCAGTACGCAGCAAGACGAGAAGCTGGGTCACGATACAGATTGATAATCTGACCAACTTTCAAGCGAAGTTCATCAGGTGTCGGACTTTCATCTTTACTGAAGAAGTTAGTCTTAACAGAACCTAACACCATTCGAGCAATCTTTCGGTCGTTCTCTAACTGATTTTTCTTAGATTCTTCTACTCCTTCAAGATTGAGTCCCCAATCTGTAAACAACTTATCAATGTACTCTTCACCTAAGTTCGAGATAACAGCCATAATAGCTTTATCTGTCTCGGGCTTCATTTCCTGATTGTCTTTCTGTCTCAATCGGAAGTTCTCGTTGATAAGTGCGCGAACAGTTTCTGCAACTTGCTCTTCACTCCATCCTGCCTTAATCAAATGATTGCGCAATACAGAGTGAGCCATACACGGAGAACCCGTCTGTGAAGTATACAGATATACTGAGCTTCCTAAGCCTTTAAGTAAGCTAACAGGGCTGATACGGCTGAAGATTTCATTCATCCAATCACCTACTGTCATCTCATCCAATGCTAACTTCTTATCAGCATTAGTTTCCTTAAGGCCTCGTAACGTACGATACCATTCTACGGTGTTAACAATATTCGTTGCTACATTTCTCTCTTTGTTGATAAGGAAAGTTAACGCTTCGTCAATTTCCTCATCTGTTGTAATCTTGTTCGGATCAAGCTCCGGTACCTTAGTAACAGTCTTACCAGCATCTTTTGCTAGTTCTTCTGGAACTTCTGACTTGTTGAAGTCAATAGCCAGTTGACCGTCATCACCTCCCGGTAAAGCTTTAGCTGGAGCTAGTTTAATACCTAGCATTTCAGCCATACCTTGCAACGGCATGAGTTGATTTGCGTCAATCATTAGTTGCAATTCACCACGTTCACCACGGTTGAATAAGTCTTGGCGAATATCAACAAGAGCAAGCAGACTTACTACATCAATTGTACGATTGATATCTGCATATACTTCAGGATAGCGTTTGGCAAGTTCTTCGTTGTTAGCGTAACGCTGCTGCATTACAAATGCTAACATGGCCTTTCCGTCTACCGATGAAGCTGTTGAACCTACAGGAATACCTGCGCCGGTTATTCCACCTACAAGTGATGTTGCGCGTTTGAGAGCTTTCTCTTCAGGAGATACTTTGGGTTTGTCTTCTGTGACTTCTTCAGGAATGATTGTCGGAGTTTTGTCCTTCTTCTGCTTTTGGGTGCTAGGCTTCTGCTCCTTTTTCTGTTCCTTCTGTTCTTTCGTCTCTCCTTTCTGCTCTTTATTGGTTACTGTCTGTGCAGCTACTTGAGGCTTCTTTTCCTCTTTCTTGGTCTCTTTTGTTTCAGCTGATTTCTCAGCTTCTTTTACTTGTTGACTGTTCTTGTTGTTCTCTTTTGCTTCTGCTTTTGCAGCTGCTTTAGCTGCTTTTAATGCTGCCTTTCTTTCAGCTTTAGACATTTCTTTTTGTGCCATAATCTTGATAATTTTTTGGTGGTTAATAATGTTTTTAATATTTCAGTCGATAGAATATTTAAAGAGGTCAACTATCATCCTCTATTGCTGGTGAGTCACGCCCGTTAGCACAGGTATTACTAACCAATGCGTCTGATAACTTTAATTTCAATTCTGACATGTTACTCACAACCCCAGATAGGCGATTGGTGGTACCTTCTGTCACTGTACGCACTAAGCTTTGTGTGCATGCGTAATTGAAGTCATCAACGGTGTTGATTAGCTGAGTAATGGAAGTATCTTGTTTGTTCATCCCTGAACGCACGATTACTTCCTTACTCAACATACCTACTAACAAGCCAGCTACGATGCAGGAGATATAAATCCACCACATCTTGTCACTGCGAAATCCTCTCGCAAAGACAAATGCTACTAATAGTAGCACAATAATCCAAATTGCTGACATGTTTGTAAAGTTTTAGTTTAACAATTGTTTTAACTTCTCTCTAGCTTTATTAAGCTGAGATTTCACTTGGCTCTCTGAGAGACCCAATTGTTCAGAAATCTGTTTGTAAGACATATTCTGAATAGTTCGTAGCTCGAGTATATATCGGTACTTGTATCGGAGTCTATTGAAGGCATTTGTTAATCTAGCATCAGTTTCATTGAAGATATAGTTATCTTCAGGCGAGTAGTCGGCCGAACTTCTCAATTGAACTGTGCTAGTGTCATCATCCAGCCAATAGTTTGCATTTTCCTTTTTAGTACGTCTAATATAATCAATACTACTATTTATAGCTATAGTCTTTAACCACATCTTAAATGAGATATTGTTAATATAACTATCTAGCTTAGAAAAAGCTTTAGTAAAAGTAACAGATAATAAATCATCTGCTGCATCTTTATTATTTACAATACGGTATATTGTACTGTAAATAATTCGATTATACTTTTCATAAAGCTTTGTAAAGGCACTTTGTTTGCCTTCCTTCGCCTGTTTGATCAGATCGAAAAGCTGTTGTCTTTCTTCATCTGTCATAATTACGGGCTTTAGTGTGGGTTATAGTCAACCCAATGACTATAACCCTAAAATGGTAGCTGTAATATATACTTACAATACCATTCATTCCATTCACTGTATAATTTACGGAAAGTATCCCAAATACATTCCATAAATTCAATTTTCAGATCACGTGTAAGAACCTCAACTGGTAATTGATTTACCATACCACAGACAATTCTAATTCTTACCTCTAGAGTAGTCTTAGAAGCTATGCCAATTTGTTGTAGTATCTGAGTATCATACCATGCTAATACTTTAGCTAATCTTTGTTTTCTGAAAAATGCGTGAAATTCTGTATCTTTTATTTCTCTGTTATATATTCTTAGAAATATATACCAGCTAGGTCTCCAATTTATCTGATTATATCTTATTGGACATTTATTCAGATAAGTATAAACAGTAATACTATTTACGACCATGACGACGTGTACTATTAGCTATTCTAAGTAATAATACATTTATTTGCGCTAAGCTCCAGTCTGTTACACTTAGAATATAAGCTTTTGTAGCTTCAATTCCTCTGCCATTTATAGACATGTCACTTATATAGCGCTCTGTAAATGCTTTCATCATATCATTACTGATATCTGGCATTTTTGTACCACGAATAGATTGTCTATAAGGTGGTAATGGGCATACTTCTGAGTAATCATACTCGAAGAACAAGAATGCATCGGGATTATTACATACAGTTTGTATTTCAATTGAATCCTCAGATAACACTGTAAATTTACCTCTTTGAACAAGGTCATTCATAAGTAATGCAGAAGTAATTCTCAAACATGGTACTTCTCCAACTATATTGGCTAACAGTTCAAAATGTTCTCCAATAATACGATAGATTCCAGGATGATTTAGTTTCATGACTTTTTATTTATTTCCTTTTGAAAGTTACTTACTACTCCTGATATTGCAGACATACTTAAGTCTGGATATTTATCAAGAAGTTTACTAATCGCTTCAGATTCTGAACGAGATTTATTAAGTAGACTGATAAACTCAGTACGTTCGGCTTTAGAGTCAAACCATGCAAAGTATCTTATACGCATTGTTGTTGATAGTTTCTTGCTTTTATTTCAAGTTCACGAAATTTCTCTTCGTCTTTAGTAGTTAAATCACTTACATCTATAAGATGGATGATTTCAGTACCTCTAGTTTCCCAAAAGAAGAATATATTTCTTACTTTAGAAATTCCTTCTTTATAGTGATACTTATTCTTGTAACACTGAGGTACTACAGAGTTGATACGTTGTACCAGTTTTTCTTTCATTCTTAATTCCCTACTAGCCTTGTCTAAAGGTTCAGGAAGTTTTTCTCTGATAAATTTTATTAATCCCATTTCAAATTAATATTTATTGATTAAACTTAATTTAATTTGTAGTAAGTAGGTGACTCGAACACCTTATCTCTTAGTAATATCTAAGGCTTCACTGCCATGCAAAGCTTACTTACTCCAGCTTTCTACGACATTAGCTTAGCCGTTGATTACTTACGCTACTAAGCGAGTGTAATCTGTTACATAACTTGTATTGCCAGTTATCTGCTTATTGACCTATTCTACTTTCACTATTGCTGTCAAAACCATAATGCCCCTAGTCTCTTCTTTTTAAGGAAAAAGAAGAGTAGAAAACCGCATTTCGGTACATATATAAATACATTTGTATTTATAGTGGAGCATGAGGGAGTCGAACCCTCGTCCAAACAATGATTCAATAGACCTAACAGTCAATGAGTTTATAAGATTAATTAAAGTATAACTCACGTGCAGAATTAAGCCATCCTTCCAGCTTTATTATTTAACACTGTTCACAGCACTCTCTACAGGTAGGCCTTCGTTATGTTATACAATACTCCTGCTATTTTTATAATTAATCTTATTAGTGGATATGTAGCCGACCAAAGCTACATATCCTATGGTCTTGAGAATGGTTAGTTCTCTTCATTACTGATCTTGATGATACTCGAATAATGATATATGACGAAACATATATGATACAAGATACACATTATTCAGTCTGATTTGATATCTCGACTAAAGCAGTTCGGTATTATTACTAATACAGGACAATCTTATTGTCGCGATCTCAGACATATGATCAGTAGTACACAATAATTCCATACTAATGATACAAAGATACTTAGTATGACCTGTTAATTCAGGTCTTTGTGCCGTCCAATATGCTTTCGGCCCATAGGGCGCTATAGATATTCCTCCATAAACACTAAACTTGTTTAGATACAAAGATACTCAAGTTTGGAATCTCTTTTATTTTAGTTTTTAGTCTGGTTAACCGTTACGGCGGGGAATCAAACTATTCCAGCGATAAGACCAGGAATTGGGAAAGATTTCGTCAAGCTCGTTTTGAGACTTGTCGATATCTTTGTCAATATCAATGAGGTCCTTGTCAAACTGCTTCTTCAGTGCCGGAGCTTCATCATTCCAGGCCGTAACTGGCTTCTTACCACTCTTCACTTCTTCTGCGAGATTGTGCAAATCCTTCATATAGGTCTTCATTCTCTGGTTTACGCGGTTACTACGGCGTAACTGCAATGCTGCGGATTTCTCAGTGTACTCACACTTTTGAACCACGTCGATGAGTTCGTTCGTAAGTTTTTCCTTACGGCGCTCGGCAATCTTTTCAGCTGCTTTCTTTACTACGTCATCGGTTACTTTGTTCGCATTAGAGATAGACTCTTGAATGTCATCACTCTCGTTGTTTACATCAAAGATGTTCAATTTGTTTACTTCTGCCATTTTGATAAAATTTTAGATGTTTGATACTATAGTTATTAATCACGAAATAATTTCTATGAAATTACATTTTTTAAAATATCTTTCTCTAGCTTCATATACTGCTACAGTGATATTTATAGGATAGACTTCTATTGGTCTATATTTCTGTTTCTCACACCAATACATTGCTGCTTCAGTTGTGAGCTTCCCAAAGTAAGCTACAGCTCTAATTCTTTCTTGAATGTTTTCTGTAGTATTTATTTTAACTAAGGGATTGGTTGATCTACCCATTGTGCAAAGATTCTCTACGTTCTTTGTTTAGCCTAATTTTGCGTTGACGATAACTTTCTCTCTCGCCTGCTTTTATAAGCTTACGGTTATTGTATGATTCTTTGCGCTTGTTAGTATTTTGTGATATCAAGATAAGATATCTACTAACACGATTTTCTTCTGCTTTTAACTCATTTTTGAGTTTGTTAGCAGCTTCTTCACATATTTCTATGTAGTCCTTTCTAGGATTTTTCTCTAGTTTTTCTAGTCTGATATATTCCTCTAGGACTTTTATTCTTTTAGTCTTACTCATTTTTAATAATTTTAAGATTAAAAAAGAACTATCTTACTTATTTGTATATCTTATTCGTAAGTAACCCATATCCTTCTTCTGACCTAAGCATTTTGCTTGGTTGACCGTTGTATAGTCCATTGTACTCTAGAATAGCTGTTTAGCAACAGCTAAACTTCCATTAGGGCTCTGGTTATAAATAGTTCTAGGTTGACTGAAATCCACCATACTAACAATTTAAATTAGTAATATATAACAGCGGGCGGATACTCTGGCGGAATATCCTCCTTGGACTGTTCAAGTTGCATTCTGAGTTTACACTCATGAGTACATTCACTACAGTTAATTTTATTGTTAAGTGTAGGACAATCATTTATAACATTTTGAAATAATGATGCTACTTTAGTCATTTGCTTAGCTAATTGTTCAGCAAAAGATATAGCTTTTATATTCAGTTCATGTATTAATTGCTCATCTTCATTTACTTCCATGACTTCTTTCGATTGTAAGGCTCCATTTTCTTATGCTTAGGCTTCTTTTTGAAGTCTTTCTGCTGATTTTCGTATTCTCTTTCTGTTCTTGCCATAACTAGTACAGTTTGAGAATGGAATCAAAATCTTTGATTATCTCGGGAAGCTTTGATAAGCCGTAGTTGTGCAACACTACTTTTACCTTAGAAGCTGAACTTTCTGGAGTATTGATAATAATACGTAATACTCTAGTTGTAGTCTGGTCTTCTTTGTTAAGAAGATATTTCAGTAATTCCTTACGGAATACTTCTTCACTCATCAATGATGGAGTTCCAATTTCATTGATGATATTGCTACAAAGTTCACTTACAGCCTTTACAGTAGTTGATATAGAAGCTTTGTTAGTATTTGCTACAGGAGTTATTACTTTCTGTAATAAAGCCTCAGATACTTCTTTATCATCTAATACAGCAGCAGAGATATCTTCAATCTTTGCACTTGTATTATTGAACGCTAGTTCAGCCATTCTTCTTACGATTTCATCATAATTCTTCTCAGGAGCTTCTCCATGGAAGGTAATAATAATTGCTTTCATTTTACTTTGATAGTTAATTAATAGTTATTTTAACTGTTATTGCGTATTCACCTAATTCAATATGAATAGCATCAGTAGGTAATTTACTGATAATAGGTAGTGGTGGATCTACTTTAATATTCATATCTGGATGAGATTTACACAGAGTTCTTGCTTTACTTAAGGGTATACCTAATATTTTAGTACAAGCAAGCAAATTTGCTAAATAATGGTCTGTACCGAATTCTATTTCAGTAAGTTTACGACCTTCTTCTACTTTAATACGAGGCATTAGTTCCCTCCTTTGTTAATTTCTTTTTCATATTACTTAATGTTTTAAATTGTTAATATTATTGACGACGACCAGGATACTCTGGATTTTGTTTTAAGTTAGTATCAACTTTGTTTTCGTTCTTTCTTAGAATAAATAGTATCTATTCTAATCGCATTTGTTAATAATAAGATAACAACACTTTGTTTCTATGACTCTCGCTATAGTTTTAACTCATAAGCAGGATTGCTGTCAAACTTTCCTTATTGGAGTACCTGATTTTAACGTCTGCACGATTATAAATACAAATACGAGTATCTCGGATATTACCCGCTATTGCCGTATTCAAGGGAATAATATACGATATGCATTTACTTACGCCCCACAGGTTTGTCATCTTCTGAAGATGTATACTCTATCTTCACAGACTGAGTATACTCAAAGATACTACTATTAAAGATGATTTAGTTATTTTATTCTCTCTTTACAAAAGTAGTATCTTTAGTATTGTCATAAGTGTTAGACAATTTATCTAATGAGTCTTTATAGTGTTGACTTCTGGCTCCGCTCATTACTTTGTTATAAGTGCTTCTGTTCGATTCATATATAGTCACAATGTCACTATTAGACAATGAAGTTCCATGTTGCCTTAGTATATCTATTAAGACAACGTCTGGCATTGTAAGAAATACACTGTCTATGTGCATGTAACGTTTTGTGTCCTCTCGAAACTGAAGAACTTCCTGTATTGTAGGTACAACTTCAGTATAAGCTGTGTCAGCACAAACTTGTTCTACATTATCCTTTTCAGGATTGATGAGATTGTCAACTTTATCGTGACAGATAAAGGTTAGTGCGCTAGCAACTAACATTCCTAATAGAATTAGGATTGTTGCTAAACTCCAGGCTATTGCTGAGCCTCTTCCTCTTGGAGAATTTTGTAATTCATTTTCCATTTTTTGATAAATGTTTTAATAGTTAATAAATATGAGAACTTAATCTATACCAAATATATATTTCATATACAATGGTTTAAATGTTTTAGCTGCGTATTCTGCTGCATCTCTGTTAATGAATTGTAGATGATTACCGACATCAGCATAGGCAGAACTAATGCCAAGGTTAGAATCCAGATTGAATAAACCTGCATCAGAACCTTTTTCAATTTTATCCCAATTAATATACCACCAACTGTGCCATGTTTCGATTAGTTTGTTTTGTTGGTAGACTGGTATCCACGGTTTGTTTCCATTAGCAATAAAGTTAATTGCTTCAGTGATAGTACTCAGCATGATGTGTAACACAATATGCTCATCTAATTTCCTGCGCTTATCAATAGGTTTCTTACCTAATACAGCACAAGCACTTTTGTAATCTGTTACTTGTTCAAACATTTCTTATGAATTTTACGGTTTTGTTTGTAATTGTAAAGTTTCTGCGAAATAATTCTATATCTTCTTCAGGTATATTAACTACTTGTCTTAGAAAATCTCTTTTTAAATTGAGTTCTTCTTCTAAGTTCTTAGCTTTGCCTAAATAATAATATCTACCTTTATAATATACTCTAACTTTTCTCATTTTATGGTATCTCCTACAAAGTAAGTATTATAATATAGATAATCTCTAACGTATACCTCTTTAGTCTTTTTACTAAAAGGATTCATGAGTTCTAACACATAAGTGTCTGAGTTCCGTACGTACTTATTAGTTACAATATAGTTTTTATATTGTGCTTTAAGTTCTACATAATTATAATAATCATAGTCTGCACAATATTTACTTATTGATACTGTTGCTATTAATATTATAATTAATGCAATTAAAAATTCACTGATACTTGTGAGTATACTATTTGAATAACTTCTTCTGATTGTCATACTATGCTATTCTGATATATACTCTAGTAGGTTCGTTATCTTCCCATTTTACATTAGGGAAAGCTTCTTTTGGGAGTACTAGACTATTGAACGTATTTAAATTTATCCAGTAAGATTTACGCTTTTTTGGTTTTTCACAGAACAAAAATAACGCTCCATTTTTTTCTCTTGCTACCCATGCTCGAATTGATTTCTTTGCTCTCATAATTATTGTTTTTAAGTTAATGAATGTACTCAGAGCGGGAATCGAACCCGCACGATTGTAATAATCATCAGAGTTTAAGTCTGAAGCGTCTACCAATTTCGCCATCTGAGCATTTAGTTAATGAATTATTAACAATCTTATTATTATTGAGATGAATGCTGTTACTCCGCTAATAATGCTTATTATAAGTAATGTTTTAAGTACGTTGGCTACTGTTTTTGAGTACGGTGCTCGTATAGTACAAGCTGTTATTATCATTGAGAATATACCACAAAATACAGTAATTAGTGTTGCTATTGTTTCTATCATAATTTATTGATTAAATTGTTAATAAAAAGTAAGGCATTAGTTTTCATAGGTACAAACTGGAAGATTTATTTAACCTATTACTTAACACACTCGCCACGTGAAGGCTGCCTTATGAGTGCAACTAGTATATCTATATTCACATATAAACATACTAGCAATACTACTCTTAGTATTCCACAAATCCATATTAAGCTAACGGAACATGAGTTGAGGACTATCCTACTCTTAGGACTAATAAGTATAACACGATTCAGAAGCTCTCTATTGTATTAGTATATGGAAGATTGTTATACTGCATGATTTTAAAGTCTGCACTAATACTATTTTACAGATGAGTATTTTAAGCTTTCCCGTACGTACTTGCTCTGTATGAATAGATATAAGCCCCACATGCTTGTCAAGGATTCTCACCTTAAAGAGCGTGGTAGTATTACTCTGCTACCACTAACACTTTTGCTATCGGAGGCAGTTGACCTCTGAGTTTTTTACTAATTGTAATCTGTAGCTATATATTACAATTTGTCTTTGATTTCTCTGCACTAATATCAGCATATGCGTTACTTTAAAAGAATTTCCGGCTAATGCTTGCAATCATTTCACCTTCTATTGATAAAAAGCACTTTCATATGTGCGCTCTGAATATAAGCCCCACAAAGTTGACACTGATTCTCACAGTGTAGATGCAGTAATATTTACTGCATTAACTTATTAATAAAACCCCGCCGTAGATATAATTACATTGTAAGCTTCTAATTTTTTAGTAATTTCATCTACTTCCGTTTGTAGAATAGTCTTGGGTAGTATACTATACTTTCCTATGCAACTATCTACATATTCTTTAATTTGTCTAAGACTAAAGTTGAATTGTTCTTGTAGTATTTTTATTATGTTTAGTTTAGCTGGAGTGTTAATTTCTTCAGGTATAAACATACTCATTCTTACTAAGTTTGTTTTATTTCCTGAGTCTTCCTTATGCTCTAATTTAGGTACATCTGTACAAAGAATAGATGTTTCAATAAGAATAGATAGTATGTTATCAAACTGTCCTTCTGAACATACTTTAGAAACTGCATCTAATAGACTATTTGTAGACAATTTCTCGTCTTCAATAAGCTTATCTATTACATAATTCTGAATACAAGTTATTTTCTTCATAATTTGATATTATTTCTTTTTTAATATTTTAATATCTCCAGCACTTTCTATTAATAACAAAAACGTAGGAATTGGCCAGATAATTATAAAAAATGGGCATAGTAATATATCTCTTAAGGTTATCTCTTTACATTCATTATAATGATAGATTAAATCTATAATGCCAAATAGTATACCTAAAAGGATATAAATACAAAATACTTTTGTTTCCATATAATTGATTTATTTGTTAGTTAATGCATAGAAAAAATAATAGAGTAAGCGCATTAATATAGTTATGGAAAACACCACTATAAGCTATGCTAAGAGCTGTCTGATATAAGACCTCATTTTCTCTTACTCTATAAATACTTTAGTTCTAACGCCTCTGCGCCTTCATACTACGTTTCTGGAACGTCGTAACGCCCCAATTAGGGAGATATACATCATACACGAGTTTTCATATATCATTGTGTTGATATAATAGTTAGAATGCTAAAGTATTGACACTTATTGTTCAGTTAGTGTTAGACTGTCAAGCACCTCATTAAGCCTATCGAGGTAATAGCTTATTCCCATGATTAAATTGCATTTTACACCTAAAACTTCACGAGCAGCAACTCACACTTTTTAGTAGTTTGCGCGCATTTTATAGTGAAGAAACTGGTGCCCTCAATGTCTTGGGATTGTTACACAACTCCGTAGCTTACGCTACTTCGAAGTTATTGAGTTTTTTAAAGTAACAGACTATTATTTCTCCGGTCTGTCAGCAGATACTTGTATAATGCGTGATACGGGTTAATAAGTTAATGGTTGTCCTCCTTGAGGAGCTTGCGTGAAGGTTGGTTGTTGACCTTGCGTAGTAGGAGCTGTAGCAGGTTGTACTACTTGTCCTTCAACTATTTCAGGTTCTGGAGTAGTTGATATAAGCTGAGGAGCTTTGTCTTCTTCAGCTGGTACACAATAAGCACCGAATGCTCTTTGTCCTACTTCTTCAGGAGAACCTCCACGTATCCATTGTTTTTCTCCGAATTCGTCAATATAATATTGACAGAATATTCGTAGTGTAGTGTAAAGAATAGGTTTTCCACCTTTCGTTACGAGCGAACCAGCTTTGATTGCTTCTCTTGCTGGTCGATTTGCTGTTGCAGGTTGAGCTGGATGGTCTGACAGATGTTGTTTGTAGAACTTCTGTGGTGGACACCAGTCAATCCAACATCCTGTTACATACTGTAATTCTTCAGGAATTGGTTGGTCTGCTTGTGCTGTTCCTCCATGTTGAATTGACAACAATGGAGTAAGTATATTCACAATGGGTTGAATGAAACAAGTAAATGTTTGCATGTCTTCCCATGGACACAAGGTATTTTGAAGTTTAGCTACTAAATACTTAGTGCCTGCATTCTGCTTACCTTGTTCAACTGTTTTGATTAACGGTTCGATTAATTTATAACGTGCCATGACATGATGCACTTAACCTGTACAGTGCTTAGGTTTTTGGTGATTTGTAAATTATAGCTATATATTACTTGATGAGGTAATACATTGAAAATGGGAGAAGTGGAAGAATGTGGGTGGATGATGTATTATCACCCATTCACTCAAACAATGGCAAACACTATGAATTCCTTCTCGCTTCCCCCAATGGCTGGCAGCTGTGCCTGATTTGCTTCCTGTGCGCAGCCTTTGTGTTAATACTGAGTACTGTGTACTATGTAGTTGCATGCATTCACAATCCGTAGCGTTTAAATAGTTCTACTTTCCTACGTAATTCCACATTAGCACATGTGAACATTGCGTAGCTTTCTGTAACAGTCTCACTGTCATAATCATCAGGATGTGAGATTACTTTGAATGACTCTTTAAGAGTAATCCAATCGTGTGCAAATACCTTCCTATAAGGATAGAAAGACAACATAATAAGCCAATAGCCAATATACAATTTGATTTTGTTAAGCATATTTATAAAGTTTTAAGTTGATAATCAAAGCAAATAAGGGCTATTACAGCCCTTATATTAATCCCAATTGAACCATGCATCAGCATAGTCTTCATCTGTATCAGATGGAGTAAATAAACAATCAGACATAATAAGTAAGATTTAGTTAATAATGCAATGATTGGCAGTAGTAGCTGATTTGCTTTCTGTTGCATTTTCATAAGTAAACTCATCAAACCCTACCGGGGACTTCCCGATTTCTAACAGCGGTGGGGGATTTGTTTGTGGGTAGTCCACACACGGACATCTTCTATTAATTTTTTTTCTAAAAAAATTATAATTTTTGTTAAAATTATGTAATTATTCTTAATACTTACGTTATTAGTGATATGAATATAGAATACGAAATAATAGGCAATACCATCCCATTTGATAAATCTGCGGGAATGTATAGTAGATCTACGCATATAGGTAATGCAGATGACGGATGGTCTGAGATAGTAAAGATAGACGATAAGTATTATATGGTTCAGCAAGGATTACAAGAACACGAAGGGCATATATACATGAGTCAAGTAAAAATAATATCCATAGAAATTTTAGATTAATATGAAACTAATAGAATCTAGTGTACAGATAATTGAGGAAAAAGATCCTTATAAGATGATAGAGTTAGCAGGGAGGACGTGCTATAGGAGTGAGAATAATATAACAAAAGATAGTGCTAAAGAGTTTGTAGATCGTATGATTAAGCTTGGTCATGGAGCTATGTTAGAGCATGGTACTATTTACTTAAGAATACGTGAGACAGTTAACGGTAATATTCCACCAGCTATGCTATATTGGAGACATTTGACCAATAGTACCTACTCTAAAGTAATCTATAAAATAGAAGCTGACCATCCTTACGAAGGCAATTACGGAGTATTATACATAACTACTAACTTAAGAGTGCTAGTAGAAAATAATAGATTAGACGATTTGCAGTATCAAGTAGAACCTACAGAGTATCATGAAAAACGTATTACAGCCAGGTTTATATGTGATAGAGGAATAAGCCATGAGTTTGTTAGACATAGAGTATTTAGCTTTGCACAAGAATCTCAGAGATATTGTAACTACAATAAGGATAAATTTAATAATGAGCTTACTTTTATTAAACCTACTTGGTTAAATATACCTACTGGAGATTATACTTACTGGGATGGAGATTGGTGTGATATTGATAATATGAAGATTCAATTGCCTTCAGATAATGGTATAGCGGACAACTTTTTATGGTGCTTGAACAATGCAGGAATGCAATACAGACTACTAATAAATAAAGGATTAAAACCACAAGAAGCAAGGGCAATACTCCCTAATGCAACTAAGACAGAGTTAGTAATGACAGGTTTTGAAAGTGACTGGGAACATTTCTTTGAATTACGTTGTAGTGGTGCAGCTCATCCAGATGCTAGAAAGTTAGCTGATGAGTTAAAATCGTTAATGAATGTTAAAAACATTGAACTTAATAGCGTTAAATAATCATAAATAATGTTAATAAATGTTAAAGAAAAGGTAACATAAATAGCATATTAGACGTTTATAGGGGAGTAAGAGGGGTTAATCTACTAATATAGACTAATAAGTTCTATATCATAAGTAAGCCATATATAACTACTCCTACTCTAGATAACTAATTATACTACTTTACTTAAGATAATACATATGAATAAAGAAATTAAAGTTGATAAAGCCTACTCTGGAAAGATAATATATCACGGTAATAAACCTTATCAATTAGTACCTGAATTGCATAAAGGTATGTGTGAAGGTTGTAGTCTATATAATAGAAGCTGTCCTTCTAGAATTACTGGTTACTGTACTCAAGGTTATATACTAAAGAAAGTAATATTATGACATACCAAGAAGAAGGCTTATATCCTATATTCTTAGGTAAGAATGAATTTGCTTTAGTAACAGGTTATATGCTGAATAAAATAAATAAATACACATTAGAACACATAAATAGAAGTACAGAACTAAATCATTTTAAATACTATGAAAGAAGGAAAGAAAAATGATTTTCAAGATGGTAAGTTAAGATGGGATTTACTACCATTAGAAGAAATTGAAGACATAGTAAAGCTTTATACAGCTGGTTCTATTAAGTATGGTGATAACAACTGGCAGGGCTTAGAAAATGGTTATCAGCGTTATAAAGCGGCTATGTTAAGACACTTACTTGAGTATGAGAAGGGAAATAAGATTGATGAAGAAACTAAAGTAAATCATTTGGCTGCTGTAGCTTGGAATGCAATAGCTATGCTTTACTTAGATAAGCATGGAAAGGGAAAAGTAAATGACAATAAATGATCCAGAATTGGCAAGAATAATAAAGAATAAACTGCCTATAGATATAAATGGTAAACAGTTTATAGTAGAATCATCCAAAGGAGGTAAATGTGATGGTTGCTACTTTCAAAGTCAATTAACTTGCCCAGTTAAAGCAGTTACTTACTGTACTTCTAATGGCGGTAATATACTTAAAATAAAGCAATAAAATAAGAACCTATGACTATACTTTACGTTATAGTATTAAACTAAGTTAAAGAATATGAACGAAGATAAAGTATTAGAAACAGTTTTAGAGAAACTTAATTATACCTTCTTAAAGGATGCGTTGGTGAAGCCTTTAGATCCTATTATGGTTACTAAGGAAATTACAGAGCAAATTCCTACAGGAGAGAAGGATGAAGAAGGATATAACAAGTACGAAACAAAGACAGAAACAAAGGAAGTAGAATCTGAATGGGCTACTGGTATTGTTTTAGCTTTACCTTCCTCATACAAAGAGGAAGAGTTGACTATCGGAGATAAAGTAGTATATAATAAGAAATTTGCTAAAGACTTCGATTTGTTCAAGAATAGTCAATTAGTCAAAACCTATGACGTAATAGCAATTTGTAGATAATAAATATTTATACATATCATTGTGAATAAACCCTGGCTTCGGCTGGGGTTTTTCTTTATATATACTTTAAATGTTAACAAATGTTAAAAAGTATTAACAATTTTTTAACATAACCGTTTTAGTGATATGGAAGAAAAACAATGGTTATTAGCAATATTAATAGGTGTATTTGTATTGTGGGCCTGTAAAAAGTTAGAAAGATGAAAAATTTAAAAGTAGTAAAAGAAGACGGATTCTTTAAGAAAGGGGATATTCTTACATACGATGAAGAACTTGATGCATATACTCTTGATATTACAAGTGGTGATAAGTTCAGATCGGCTATGTTAGATCCTATAACAGCAGACGAATTAGTTGAAAAAGAAATTATGGTCAAGGTATCTTCTTCTAAAGAAATCGAAGAAACTATTAACTTCTTAAATGAGAAGATTGAAGAGTATAAACAGAATCTTAAGGACACACAAGATAAGTTTGAAAAAGGAGAAATGCAACCTTGTGTTAAGGTAGAGGCTGAGACTGTACTTTATAATTTGATTAAATTCGCAGATAACGTTAAAGCTAGATTAGAAAATGAATAAATTGGTTAAGGGAGTCTCTAAAACCGATTTATACAATGAATTTCTAAGAAGCCTTAATGGTATACTTAAGCTTACTGATAGGGAGTTAGAATTATTATCTACATTTATACAAATAGATATAAATACTCCGAAGCTCCCTAATATCAGTAAGAATGTAATTAGTACTGAAAATAGGAAGTATATTAGAAAAACGTTAGGTATTACTCCAGATAACTTGAGTAGATACATTACTAAATTTAAAAATTCTGGTATACTTGTGAAAGGTAAAATTGAAGATGAAGTAGTAGTCAATAAGGCTTTAATACCAGAAGTAATCGGTGATAGAGTACAGATAACTATAATTTTAAGATTGAATAAAGATGAAAATACAATCAACAATGCTTGAGCCTGGATCTATTATAGTTTGGAAGGATTATAGCTTACTTAAGAAAATTTGGTATAATTTCTTAAAAAGAGACCTACCTTATAATAAATTTACTCTTATTACCCAGAAGACAGAGCTTTTAAGTGTTAATGGTAACTTTGATAGTAATACTGCTATATATGAGCCTATACGTAAGTATAGTAAACTAGAATCAAATAAATTAGCTGTTATAACAGGTAGTTTAAGATATTCTAATAATTGGTTAGATATAGCTGATATTATTAATGTAATTAGACCAAATACTATAAGTGGCTCTATTACTTTAGACGAATGTAAGTATTATAGGAAAATAAGCTTTAATGAAAAATCAACCAAGTATATATACTAAGTTAAGCAATAAGTATAATTTACCTTACCATGTTATAGAAGTTATATGTAACAGCCCATTTAGATTTGCTAATGAAGCTATAACAAATATGGAAGACAAAGCTATCAGATTCACATATTTAGGTAAAATTAAGTTAAAGAAACAGTATGAAAAGAAAGATTAATAAATATGATCCTGTAATTTATCCTAGATTACTTTGGGTTACTAACCGTATTGAAGATCTGGATGAGGCATTTATATTCTGTGATATAACTGATTTCAATAAAGAAAACCCTACTACTTATAGTAACTTAATAGAAGAATATGAATCTGGTACTATCAATGCTGTAACAATACCTGTAATACATAAAAATACTGGAAAAGCTGGTGTATTAGTAGTTATACTTGGGTTAGATGATAAAGAATTATCAAATACTATACCACATGAAGCAACACATGTTACAGATTATATATTCGATAGCCTTGGGTTATCAGCAGATGTTTTCAGTAGAAATGAGTGCTATGCTTATTTACTTGGCTGGGCAGCAAGTTGCATTAGTAGCAGCGTAATTAAATTTAATAAACAATGACAAAGGAAGAAAGTATAGCAATGTGGAATATAGAAAAAAGTAATACTGACAGTTCTATATTACCAAAGAAAATGAAGAAGCTATTTAATAAAGTAGAAGAATTGATACTATCTGGAGAACTTATGTATGATCAGTTTAGTGGAGATATGTTAGATGCAGTAACAGATATGATTATAGATAATACTAACAAAGGAACTACACTTGATAGAGCAGACCAGATAGACTACTTATGTGATAAATTATATGAAAAATATACGCAGCAATATAACAACTCAGAGTCTGGAAAAGGAGATAGCGTAGTTTCAGAAGATACTACAAAAGTACAAGACTAATCCTGATTATGTAAATCCTAATATACCAAAGTAGTTGGCTGAAAGTATATTATATAGACTGAGTAAAGAATATTATTTAGGTTATAGAATTGATTAAAAATTAGACATTATGAATAAATATATTATTTCTAAAAGAAATGCTCTAGTAAAACTAGATACTGATAAATTAGACGTAGATCATATAGATCATAGCTATGATATAGATCGTATGTGGTTTATTGAAGAAGACGGCATTATTGTAAGAGAAGGTGAGGAATATGAAGTAAAAAAAGGTGCTGTTGTTTTACTCATGTATCGTATTGGAGGCGGAGGAAAAGGAGAAATCATTATTATTAATAATAATGATTTGAGCAATTATTACGAACGTAAGAAGGAGTTTCTTGAAAAAGAGAGAAACAGAAATAGTGGGGAAAAAATATGTGATAGTTGTGAACCAGTTTGTGAATGCTCGAATAATTACTAAAATATGGATAAATTATTAATAGATAAATACGGAGAGTGTCAGTTATATAATACTGACACAAACTCCTTAGGGGAAGTACCTAGCGGTATAGAAACTAGAGCCGCTTACTTTGCTACTGCACCTGGTCAAGCTATTACTAGTACTGAAGTAGTAGACTACTACGAAGGTGATCTAGTATTAGTCGTAGTTTACTATGGTAAGAATACTAGAACTAAGATTATTGTAGTAAGTGATGCAGTTGCTAAGGATGATATTCAAAGATGGTTTGAGGAAATAAAACAGATAGATAATGAGTAAAACGTTCTATAACCATCGCACTTGGCTTAACCCTGAAGATTCACGTTCAACTGGTAGTATAGTATGTTTTGATGGTGAAACTGAATTTGCAGAAGGATTGGATAGAGATTCATTTATAGAAATAGCAGATTGCCACGGAAAAGTACGACTTCATAAGTCAAGTGATGATAGTGTGACTGAGTTTATACAGAAACTATCTGTAATGTGCAATGAAATAGACTGTTTTATTAAACATCTTAAAACTAAATTAATAGATAATGAGACTGTTTGATATTCAGGGTGGCAAGATTATTATACATCCAGATGCTTTAGGTATTCCATGCTTTAAAAGAGTATGGGATGCCGATAAGACATAGGATAAAGAGCGTGCGAATAGGATAATTAGTTATATAGTACTAATGAATAAATGGGATAGCCCATATGTTCAGAGTATGGAAGCTGATACTAGAGAATCCAAATTGAAAAAGGAAATATTTGGTGATGAAAACTACCAACTTACTGCTGAAGAAACTAGCTGTGAGAACGACTATAAGGCATTCTGCTATACTCGTACATTGGAGATGCTTGATAACATGAGGCTTAAGTTAGACAGTATTAGTAAGTATTATAAGGAATCCCTTGACGATACTTTAGATGAAAAGAAAATTAAAGACTTATTAGCTGGTATGACATCAGTAGGCAATGTACTTAAAAGCATTGATACTTTAGAGAATATGGTTAAGTCTGAAGAAGTAGCTATGGGTAAAGTTAAAGGTGATGCTAAGGTTAATCCTTATGAGTTGGTAAGATAATACATTAATTTATAACCTAAATTAAACAATACGTTTTAACAGTAAATTGAACAAATTATGAGAACAAAATTGATTATTACTCTTGATCTTACTAAAGACGCAGTAGATTTCTGGGAACAGATTAAAGAAGTAGATACTGTATTATGTAAAGTAGTAGCTAAGAAACCTTGGTATAAAAGACTATTTAGCTGGTTCTAAATACATTTGCCATACGTAGAGGCAATTAAAATATATCTACGTGCACGGCGCGTGATGTACGATTGCATGGACTGTCTCTAAAACAGTGTGGCCTCTGAAGCCGACCGGGTGGGTTTGACTCCTACCGCGCCGACCAATAATATAAGTAGTTTATCGGAAAAACTGTAATGTAGTATATTCAAACTGCACATTAAATACTAAAGGATTTGGGCGCAGAAGTGCGATCCGTACTGGTAAACTACTTAAAATATTGAAGCTTTTGAGGAGCAACGTAACTTCCTAAGTCACTTACTATCTGATCAATAGTAAATACAGCTAATGAAGGACTGGATCGTAAGCCAGCGTGTTAGACAGGTGTCACGTATAAGCCTGTGTACTGCGGATTGGAGAAAAGGCATCTCGTATGACTCATAATCATAAGTTCCCGTTCGAGTCGTGGGTCCGCAACATATGTTAAACATGTTTTTTAAATGAAGAAGGGGGTTCGTTGTGAAACGCACCCCTTTTAAATATAAAGCGTACTAATATGGATAAACTTAGAGGTAAGAATGTAACTTTTTTTATGCAGGACGAACTTGATGAGTATTCAATTAATCTGGAAATGTGGAATATGGCGTTGGGAGAATTAGAGAAACAAAACAGGAAAACTATAAAAGAAGCTTTAAATAATCTCATCAAATAGTAAGAACAAGAATGGTAGACTTCAATAAGAAGATTAAGTCATCCAATAAATTTAGAGGCCCTGCTTTATAGTTTATAAAGACAGGACAATACTGTACGTATCCAGAAGGAACTACAGAATTTTATAAATTCTGGGATGAAGAAAGAGATAGGTGTATTAATGGTTATACTGCTGATGATGGAGACTTTATCAGTGGATATAACTATTTTTATTTAAACTATTGTCCTATATCTAGAATAGTTAACCATATTACTACTGATAAGTTAGGTAATACAGTGGTAAAACGTGTAAATGAAGTTAGCTTTCCTGATTTCTGGGATTATGACTATTACTACTTTAATGCAGTTCAAGAAGCAGAAGAAGTAGGTAAACATCTGTGCTTATTAAAGTCACGTAGAAAGGGATTCTCTTATAAAGGGGGAGCTATGGCTTGCCGAAACTATTACTTAATTCCTAATAGTAAAACATTTATATATGCATCAAATAAGTAGTATTTGACTGATGATGGTATTCTTACTAAAGCATGGGATTATATGGACTTTATAGATAAAAATACAGCTTGGGGTAAGAAGAGATCTGTTAATACTTAGATGCGTAGGCGTGCTGGTTTCTACACTAAAGATGATTACGGTAATGTAATAGAAATGGGTTATAAATCAGAGATTATTGGTGTTACTCTAAAGGATAATCCTGATGTAGTTCGTGGTAAGAAAGCTAATCTTATTTTGTTTGAAGAGGGAGGTTCCTTCTCAGAATTAGGGGCTGCATGGCAAATTGCAAGACCGTCAGTAGAAGTAGATGGTATAGCATTTGGTACTATGATTGTATGGGGAACAGGTGGTACCGAAGGTAGTGCATTTGAAACTATGAAAGATATGTTCTATAATCCAGATGGTTATAACTGTTTAGGATTTGATAACATATGGGATGAAACAGCTACTACTAATAAATGTGGATTCTTTGTACCTCAATATACTAACCTTGATATACGTGATAAAGAAGGTAAACGTATATACATGGATGAGGATGGTAATACGTTTAGAAAAAAGTCTTTAGAACATATATTAGCCGAAAGATAGATAGTAATATCTAATGCTACTAGTAATGCAGCAGTAGACCGATATGTAGCAGAGAGACCTATTACTCCTGCTGAGGCTATGCTAGAATTTAATGGTAATATATTTCCTAAAAAAGAATTATAGGAATAGCTATCTTTACTTAGAACTAATAAGAAACTATAGAATCATAAATAGGTAGGAGATCTAGTATAGCAACCTGATGGTACCATTAAATGGGTAATTAAGAAGACTGGAGACATAACTCACTATCCTTTAAGAACTAAAAGAGATGAAACTACAGGAGCCCTAATAGGAGATGATCCAACTGGATCTATAGTGATATGGGAGCATCCTAATAAAGATGCTAGTCCTGGATTATACATTGCGGGTGTCGATAGTTATGACTATGATGAATCAAGTACTACGTCTCTAGGTTCCTGCTTTATATATAAGCGTGTTCAATCTATAGAACAATATTCAGATATTATAGTAGCTGAGTATACTGGTAGACCTAAATCAGCAGAAGAGTTTTATGAAAATGTAAGAAAATTATTGTTATATTACAATGCTAGAGCAATGTATGAAAATCAAAATAAAGGTATATTTGTTTACTTTACTAATAAGCATTGTGATTACTTACTAGCTGACCAACCTGATATTATTAATGACATTGTTAGTAATTCTAAAGTAAATAGAAAAAAAGGTTGTCATATGAATAAACAGATCAAATAGTGGGGTTGGGGTCTTATAAAAGACTGGCTTAATGATATTAATGCTGATGGAAAGAAAAATGTATACAACATTATGTCAGAACCGCTATTAGAAGAGCTTATAGCTGCTAATGATGTAGTCAACGTGGATAGAGTAATGGCGTTGACACAGGTAATGATATATAGAGAATAGCTCTATAATGTTAAAGTAAAAGAAGTAAAAAAAGAGAATAGAAATAGGGTACTATTTGATGGCCCTATATTCACTCAACAGTGGTTTCGTGACGACGAAATGGCTGATAATATAGAAGCATATATGTTTTAATTATGAGAAATATTAATCAATTTCCCTTATAGAGACTACCTATGTCTAAGAAGACTCAAGACTGGAAAGAAGCCTGTGTAGATTACATAGCTGGGCATAGTCAAGGTAGTTCTAGAGATGGTAACAATAGAAGCCGTAAAGAGGAAATGTAGACTTACTATGATCTATACAATAGTATATATAGTGAAAAAGATCTTAAGTATGTTACTAATCCATTCAAACAATAGGATGGATTTCCAGCTATGGCTCAAGACTATAATATAATAAAGCCAAAGATTGATTTACTTTTAGGAGAAGAAACTAAAAGACCATTTAACTTCAGAGTAGTACATACTAGTGATATAGCTACTAGCGAAATACAGGATAAAGCTAAACAAATGATTGTTGATTATATTCAAGCGACAATCATGAGTAAACTAGGACCTGAAGAACAAGCTAGGTATCAAGAAGCATTATAGTCTGGAGAAATAATGACTCCTGAGTAGATACAAAAGTACATAAGTAAAGACTATAAGGATATTGCTGAAATAACCGCATATCATAGTCTTAATTACTTAAAGAATAAATTAAATATTACTCATGAGTTCTTTAAAGGGTGGAAAGATGCTTTAATAGGTGGAGAAGAAATATACTACGTTGGTATAGTAAATGGAGAACCGTGTTTGCAGCGTATTAATCCAATATACTTTGATTATGATTCAGATACATCTGACTTAGAGTTTATACACGAGGCTCAATGGTGTTGTTATGAGATGATTATGTCTCTTACTGAAGTATATGATAGGTTATATGATAAAATGTCAGAAAAACAACTAAATGAGTTACTAGATATGATGGATGATCGCTCTAAAGGTGGTGTAACTCCAGAAGTAAGAAAAACATCTTTAGACTATCCTCACATTAAAACTCACAGTATAAATGGTTTTAGTTCTAATCCTTTTGAAGAAGCTGATAATATACACGTATGGCATTGCTGTTGGAAATCTTTAAAGAAGATTGGTTTTGTCAATATAATTAATCCTGAAACAGGTATACCAGAAGAGTATCAAGTAGATGAAACCTATAAAGAAACAGGTAATGAACTTGATGTTGAATGGAAATGGATTATTGAAGTATGGGAAGGATATAGAATAGGACAAGATCTATATGTTGGTATATAGCCTGTTGAGTACTAGCATATATCTGCTGATAATCCTAATGCTCAAAGATTACCATATACTGGAGTAATATATAACAATACTAATAGTAGACCACGTAGTCTTGTTAGTATGATGAAGCCACTACAATATATGTATATTGTACTATGGTATCGTCTTGAATTAGCTATGGCTAGAGATAAGGGTAAAGTAGTTACTATGGACATTACTTAGATACCTAAGTCTATGAATATAGATGTAGCTAAGTGGATGCATTATTTATCAGCCCTTGGAGTTAACTTTGTAAATCCTTATGAAGAAGGTTGGGATATTCCAGGTAGAGAAGGTGGTAAGCCTAGTCAGTTCAATTAGATATCAGCGCTTGATCTTACTATGGCTAATACTATAGACTAGTATATTAATCTAATGGATAAGATAGAATCTATGTTATCTGAAATATCCGGAGTAAGTAAACAAAGAGAAGGTTCTATTTCATCTAATGAATTAGTAGGTAACGTAGAAAGATCTGTAGTATAGTCAGCTCATATTACTGAACCTTGGTTTTGGGTTCATAATTAGGTAAAAAAAGAATGTTTAACTATGTTATTAGACACAGCTAAACATGCTTGGAAAGACAATAAGACCAGTATACAGTATGTATTAGATGACGCTACTAGAGCATTTTTAACTTTATCGGATGATTTCTTCTATGAAGACATGGATATATTTGTAGAAGATACTACTAAGAACCAACAACAAATAGAAGCTCTTAAGAACTTAATGCAACCCGCTATGCAAAATGGAGCTAGTTTACTTGATATAGCTGAGATTATTACTATGGATAATGTCACTATGATTAGAAGTAAATTAGAAGAAATAGAGCAAAAGAGAATGGAACAGCAACAAGCTATGGAACAAGCTCAAGCAGAACGTGAACAGCAAATGGCTCAAATTCAGAATGAAATTAAAGAAGAAGAGCTTATGCTTAAGGAAGCTGAAATGGATCTTAAGAAATATGAGATTGATTCTAATAATGCTACTAAGATAACTGTTGCTCAATTAAATGCTTATAGAGGTGCTGAAAATATGGATCAAGATGGATCGGGAGTACCTGATGTAATTGAAATAGGTAAGCAAGCTATTGAACAACAAAAGGTAAATTCTGATATTGCTTCTAAACAATTTGAGTTCAATAATAAGAAGCGTGAAATGGAAATGAAACGTGAAATTGAGAATAAGAAGATTGAACTTGAAAAGCAGAAAATGAAGCAAGAAATGGAATTACAGAAGTAGAAAGATAAAGAAGCTTACAAGAGAGAACAACTCAAAGCTAAAACAGCTTTGAAGAACAAAACTAATGCTGAGGCAGCCAGAAGTAAGAAATAATCATGAAGATAATTAAGAATAAATTTATACCATTTAAAGGATATAAATTAATGAATTTCTTTGGTATTATATTTCAGAGAAATGATGCTATTGTAACAGCGGATGAATACAACCATGAAAAGATACATCTAAAACAGATGTAGGAAATGCTTTGGATTCCTTTTTACCTATGGTATGGTATAGAATACCTATGTATAATGTTGTCCTGTAAATGGAATAAACAAAGCGATAAATATCATGACGTTAGCTTTGAAGAGGAAGCTCACAATAATGATAAAAACTTAAACTATTGTAAAGAGCGCAAGCACTATTCATGGTTTAAATATGTAAAAATAGGCAGTTATAAAAATAAAAAATAAGGAGGAATAAATTATGGCATGCGGAAAAGGCGGAAAGAAATCCGGTGGTAAAAAAGGTAAAGGCGGTAAATGATAAGTAATCATGGATAAGCAAGCATTTAAATAGAGAATGCAAAACCTAAAGTCTTACCGGGAGAATAACCCCGGTAAAGGCTATTGGGATTGGAAAGTACAGTCTTTTGAAAATGGTGGAGAAGTAACTCGTAAATCATTGAAAGACATACGAAAAGAATCAACTATAGGAGACAAACTAGACTATGACGTGATGTTACAGAATATTAAAAAAATTTAGTAATGATTAGTATTTTACAGATAAAGAAAAGAACTTTATTATAAACTACTTAATAGATTGTTTAGTAGAAGGTTAGCCATTTGATTGTTCTAGTTTAGGACCTAATAAATATCTAAATGAATGATTTAATAGACTATACAGGTATTATGCCGGTTTACCCTATACCTTCATATAAGTATGGTGGTATTCATATTAAGAAAAAGAATAGAGGCAAATTCAATGCTCTAAAGAAAAGAACAGGCAAGACTACAGAAGAACTTACGCATAGTAAGAATCCTTTAACACGTAAGAGGGCAATATTTGCTTAGAACGCTAGACGTTGGAAACACAAAGGAAGAAAGAAAAACAATTAATCTAATTATATATAATTATGGATAAGAACACATTGAACGGCTTTGAAGTATTTGAAGAATTCATGCCAGGTGGTGTAGTAAATAAAAATACATTTAATACCAGTCTCGAAGATGATTTTGATGGAGCTGGTGAAGAGTTAACTGATGAAGAGTTAGAAGAAATTCGTAAGAATAACAATCCTGATAAAGAAGAGCCTAAAGAAGAACCTAAGGATAACACGACTGTAAAAACATCTTCTAAGAAAGATAAGAAAGATAAGAAGGAAGATGATACAGATGATGATCCCGATAATGATTTAGATAACAATGATGATGATACTGACAATATTGTGGATGACGGTATATCTGACGATGACTCTGAAAGTGATACAATTATCAGTTTCTTTGACTCTATTTCTGAGAGACTTGGTTGGGAAGATGTAGAAGATGATGAAAAACCTAGGACAGCAGAAGAGTTAGTAGAGTACTTCCAAGAGGTAATTGAAGAGAATTCAGTACCACAGTATGCCAGTGAAGAGGTAGAAGCTCTAGATAAATTTGTTAAGAATGGAGGTAATTTGAGAGATTATTTCCAAATTGATGGAGAACTAGATCTAGAAGATTTTGAAATTGAAGATAACGAAGTAAACCAAAAACTTATACTTAAGGAGTTCTTGAAAGAAAAAGGCTTTAATAATAAGCAAATAGATAAGAAGCTTACTAAATATGAAGATGCTGGTTTACTTGAGGATGAGGCTACGGACGCATTAGAAGCTCTTAGAGACATTAGAGAACAAAAGAAACAACAGCTATTAGAAGAACAAGAAAAGAGTGCTAAGGAGCTTAAAAAGCGTCAACAGGATTACTTTAACTCCGTTGTGACTGAAATAAAGGGCATGGATAATATTCGTGGAATTAAAATACCTCAAAAAGATAAATAGGCATTATTAGAATATATATTCAAACCCACAGCTGATGGAAAGACTCAGTATCAGAAAGACTATTCCAAAAGCGTGAAAAACTTACTCGAGTCTGCCTACTTTACTATGAAAGGCGATACTTTACTAAAGGCAGCAAAGAGCGAAGGCTCTACTGCGGCTATTAATAAATTTAAAAATAGCTTAAGTAAAACAGGAGTAAGTAGAAAGACTAGAAGACAGGATAACACTAGCACTGAGTCTATGTGGGATTCTTTTGCACGACAATTGCGTGTAGATTAAATAACAACTAAATTATAATTTACTAATATTTTATGGATAATAATATTCTTAATAACTTGGTTCTGTACAAAGGTAAGCGTTTTTCTGACCTGATTGATACTAACAAGATTTCAGCAGCTTCGCAATAGAATCCGTATCAGGTTGCTACCGTGTTATCTTATGTATTTGGAACTAAAGATAATGGTTACAATACTTCCCTTGACATGCTGACTGGCGGTCTTGGTAATGTAATGACTATTGATCAGCCGAACTGGGAGTGGAATGTAATGATTGATACAGATAGAGCTATTACCATTAGAGATGCTAAATGGAATGGTGCTGCTATCAATGATAATACTACAGCTGGTTTAGGTAATACTCCTATTTATCTGTGGTTAGAAGAAAACTGGTTTGGTCCTACAGCAGTTCTTGAACTGGATAACAAAGATTATCAGTTGCGTGTTGCTGGTGCTCCGTATCAGGATGGTAACTTGTGGGTTTATACTTGTTTTATTGCAGATGGTAATCCCGCTTCATATGTACCTGATAAATATTTGAAAGCTGGTTCTCAAGTATCTCGTCTTGCTTCTGCTGTTGAAGAATACAGTGAAGAAGGTGATATCCTGAACTATAGTACTCACTTTAAGATGCGTAACTACCTGACTACTATTCGTATTAACTACGATATTACAGGTTCTGCTTACTCTACAGTAATGGCTATTGCATTGCAAGATCCTAAGACTGGTAAGAAATCTTATTTGTGGGCTGACTATCAGGAATGGCTAGCTCTGCGCGAGTGGTATAAGAGATGTGAACGTATGCTTGTTTACATGAAATCTAATGTAAATAAGGATGGTTCTTGTAACTTGAAGGGTACTAACGGTCGTCCGGTATTTATCGGTGCTGGTTTGCTGGAACAGATTGCTCCGTCTAACAAGCGTATGTATACTAGATTGACAGCTGAGTTGCTGGAAGATTTCTTGTTTGACCTGTCTTATAATGTACTTGGTACTAACGAACGTAAGTTTGTTGCTTTGACTGGTGAAATGGGTATGCGTGAATTTGACCGTATTTTGAAGGAAAAAGTAGCTACTATGAACCTCATGGATACTGTATTTGTAACTGGTTCTGGTGATAACCTGAAGTTCGGTGGTCAGTTTAAGACTTACCAAATGACTAATGGTATTGAGCTTACTTTGAAGTATTTCCCGTTGTATGATGATACTACTTATAATCGTCAGTTGCATCCGGTTACTCTGAAACCTCTGGAATCATATCGTATGACATTCCTTGATCTGGGTCGTCGTGATGGTGAAGCTAATATCGTTAAGGTAGTTCGTAAAAATCGTGAATTCGTAGCTTGGTATACTGGTGGTGCTGTAGCTCCGTCTGGTTATGCTAACTCTAAGAATACACTGAGATCTAACGGTAAGGATGGTTACACTGTATTCTTCCTTGGAGAAATGGGAATAATGTTAAGGGATCCACGTGCGTGTGGGGAACTAATCATGGAAGCTGAAGACTAATTCTAACTTTTTTATACATTTATTGGTAACCTTGCGGTAAGTTTAGCGTTATATAGATATAACCAAAACTTAAGATATTATGTTACGATCATATGATGTTTATAAAATAACGAACAAGGTAAATAATAAAGTATATATTGGAATTACAAGTAAAGGAATAAGTGCTCGGTGGAAAGAGCATATCTATAGTGCCGAGCACGACTGTCCTTTCAAACTTCATAGAGCTATACGTAAATATGGCAAAGAAAACTTCTCAGTAGAGCTTATAGATTTTGCAAATAGCTGGGAAGAACTAACTAAAAAAGAACAACAATATATTTCCGAATATAATAGTCTTCAAGATGAATTTGGATATAATATGACAGAAGGAGGAGACGGAACTTTTGGTAAAATAGTATCTGAAGAAACTAAAGAAAAAATTCGTCAAAAGGCTATAGGAAGAGAAGTTACTGAAGCTACCAGAATTAAACTATCAGAAGCTGGTAAAATAGTAACTGAAGCAAGAGAAGCTTATTGGAAATCTGGACAAATTGGGGCTACTAGAAAAAAACCAGTGTTACAATATACTAAAGACGGAGAGTTTATTGCAGAATACTCTGGAGTAAACGAAGCATCTAGAAAAACTGGTATTCATGTAACTACACTATCAAATGCTTTAAAACAGAGAAATATAACCGGTTCTAAAGTAAACCCTTATATATGGGTGTATAAAGAAGATTATCCTGAAATTCCTAAAACAGTTCCTACTAGTTTATTCGCTAAAGATCCTGATTGGAAACCTACTATATCTGAAGCTTGTAGAAAAGCTGACTTAGAGTCTAGAAAAAATAGAAAAGCAACAGAAAAACAAAAACAAATTGCTGTTGAAAATGGTTTAAAAGTAGCTAAAGCTATTTGCCAATATGATAAAGAAAGTAATTTAATAAAAGAATATGTTTCTATTATAGAAGCTTCAAGAGTTTCAGGATGTGACAGAAGAGGTATTCAAAGACAACTACAAAATCCTGTAGATCCTAATAATAAACGAGCTTGGAATAATACTAAATATATTTGGAGATATAAAGAAGAACTAACTGAACAATCTAATTAATTAATTATGGAAGTAATCGTTAGAATAATTAAAACAAACCCTTGGACTGGTATTACTAAATGGTCTACATGTTACGACTATATCAGTTCATACTGGACACGTTCTGGTAATTTATATACTGGTTTAAGTGCAGAAGATGCAACCAGATTAGAAAAAGAGATTGGATATGCAGAAGGATAGCTTTCGCCTGAAAGCAAATTTTGGGATACATTTGCTATTAAAATTGGTAGGAAAGATCTAATTCTGGATATCGACAGACCTGAAGATGAGCTTAAATATTTGTTCTTGAAAAAGCATAAGAGAGTAGCAGATGGGCTTAATAATGTAACAGCTTCTACTGATTATGTTATTATCAATAAAGATAGCGAAGCTAAAGAAGTTAATAAGATTAACAAGATCAAACGTGAAGCATATAGAGAAATGGATAAGATGTCTGTTGAAGATATGCGTAAGTGTCTTAGACTTTATGGTATCAAATCTGATACACTGTCTAATGAAATGGTTGAAGCTAAGCTTAGTGAACAGATTGAAGCTGCACCTGATAAGTTTATAATGAAATGGGTAGAAAACCCGAATAAAGAAATTACTTTTGTTATTGAAGAAGCTATTGCTAAGAATATCATTCGTAAGAATAGAACTCAATACTTCTTTGGTACAGATCTGATTGGTAATGGTATAGATGATGTAATTGCTTATTTAAATAATAAGAAGAATCAAGACATTAAGCTTGCCATTATGGGAGAAATTAAATCTAAATAATGAAAATATCTGATTTACATAAGGCATTTAAAGTTCTCATGGATAAGAATTCAGAGGCAGTTGCTTTTGGTGGCTGCCCTGCATTCCTACCCGAAGAAATAGATCTATTTCTTAATTAGGCATACTTAGAAGTAATATGTAATAAGTACACTGGCAATAATACTTTAAAAGTAGGATTTGAAGGTGCAGTTAAACGTATTGCCGATCTATAGAAACTAATTAAGACAGATACAGCATTATCATTAGTATATCCATACTCACATTCTAATGTGCTTACTTTATCTAATTTCTTTAATGACGGAGAATAGCTTAAAAGAATGTTCTATGTAGATTGTGTACTTCACTTTAATGGGGAAGTTGCGATATGTTTATTAACAGATCATGAAAAAGCTAAGGGGTTCTTACAAACATATAACAATATACCTTGGATTGAAACTCCTATAGCAGTATTAGAAGACAACACTTTAAAGATCTTTATAGATCCTATACGTATGTCTTCTGAACAATATACAGCAGATATTACTTATATTAAATATCCTGAAACTATTAGTTATAAAGACTATAATAAGGATATTACCGAAGTACCTGATTATGTACTTAATGAAGTAGTAGATAGAGCTGTAGAAATTGCTCTAGAGACTATAGAGTCATAGAGAACACAAACTAAAGTACAACTTGATAGCTTAAATGAATAATGAGCCCTAGAGAATTACAAATAGAAGTAGAGAGACGTTTACAGTTAATCAATCCTGAATTATCTTTAGCTGGCAAATTACCATCTGATACTATAATATCATTCATTAATGAAGCTATTGACAAATTCTGGAAGACACGCTATTCTGGTCTTAATTATAAACAAAGAGGTTTTGAATAGGACCAAAAGCGCACTGACGATTTACGTACTCTAGTTACTAAGCACACTTATAAAGATACAGACATTTCTAAAATAAACCAAGTGGAATACACAGTTACCTTGCCTGATGATTATGTAATATTATTAGGAGATACAGCAGGTATATCTCCGGCAGATGGAGTAATAAATAATTGCTGGGAGAAAGATGCTTTAGGTAACTACAAAATAAAGTATAGTGATACTATAGAAGGTACTATTGAAACAGTAGATAGAATTAAAGAAAATTCCTTATCAGAGTATCGTCTAAAGTATACTAAAGCTAAACCAATAAGACTTATATAGGATAATACAATTACTTTATACACAGATGGTAATTATAAAGTAGCTGAATATACTATTGAGTATTTAAAGAAACCAAGTAAGGTAGACCTTAAAACTAATCCTACTGATGAGTATACAGACTTACCTAGTCATACTCATATGGAAGTAGTTAAATTGGCAGTTTAGTTAATACTGGCTACTTTACCAAATTATAATGTATATTCTAATGAAGTAAATTCAATGGAATAACATTAACAGAAAGCGCTTATTGACGTGGAAATCTGAAATAAGGAAAGTAGAAAGTAAGCGAAAATAGACAGAAGCGCTTAATATGTCTAATTTAAAATAAATAATTTATATGATAACTTCAGTTCATACCGTACTTATCGGTACTAAATGCCCTGCTAGCTATACTACTGCTGATGCTTTGAATGCTGGTGAAGTAGCTTTGTTTGATCAGAATAGAGCTATTCTTAAAACTGCTGCTGAAGCTGCTAAAGCTAGTTCACTTTATGTTGGTGTAGCAGGACCGAAAATTAATGTTACCATGCCTAACGGTACGGTTGCTTAGAAAGCTAATATTGAATTTTCTAATGAAATTCAAAAGAGCTCTAAACCATCTGCCGTAATCGGTCAGCATGTAGAACCTACTCAAGATAAAGTAGTTATTACTTTGACTAATGCTACTATTGTAGCTGGTCACAGATATGTACTTCGTGTATTGTATAAAGATATTGAAGCTAATAACTTCCAATTTACTCATACTTATGAAGTATATGCTGAATCAAATGAAGCACAGAAATTAGCGGAAGCTTTTGTAAAGAAAATTAATGCTCACAAGAATCGTCGTATTCAGGCTGAGAATACTGCTGCTGTTCTCACTTTGACTGCTATGGTTAAAGATGATAATGAAGGTGTTTATTCTCTGAATGAATACTCTGTAGTAGATATGGAAGTATCTCTGTATCATACTGTTCCTGGTGCATTGCTTGCTAATCAGCCGGAAGCAGTATCTGGTGCTACTACTGCTAAGACTCCAGGTAATCCTGGTAAAGGTTTCTGGAAGCAAGTTCGTGATGCAGAAGTACGCTACATGGGCTATAAAGGTCATGTGTTTACTGGTGCATATCCTGAAGTAGAACAGGCTCGCAAAGTAGTAGAAGGTACTTCTTATGACTATGCAGTAATTGAAAATGATAACCTGTATCTGAGTAATGACAACCAATATATTAAGACTACTCCGTTGACTACGGAAGTATACTGTCCTAGTATGGTTAATTCTATCGTTGATAAAGGTATTCAGTCATTTATCAAAGGTGAAACTGTAGCATAATAAAAACAGTGTTTCAGTGTGCTGACAAGGGCTATGGGGCTAAATAGCCCTGTAGCCTTTTTTTATTTAAAAGTATTAATATGAAGATAACTGGTATAACAATAGTAAAAAACAACATAGTAGTAGAGTTAGATACAAAGATACCTGATTCAGTAGATTCTAATTTGTATTTATACATAGACACACTGAATAACTATTCTAACAGGAGTTCAGTAAATCCTGATAAGCATTCATATAAATTGTTAGTATTAGGTACAGACTATAGCTCTGATGTAAAGATTGATGAACAGAGACTATCTATAGTAATAGATTCTAATAAATTAGAAAATATGTGTATGAGTGCATTTATTGCTACTATAGATAATTCAAGTCAATTCTTTTTCAATCAAGCTGATATATATTATAAAGAAGTAGAATTACTATGTAAGAACTGTAGTACTTGTTTAGATGATCAGCAAATAGATAGAATGATATTGTTTTTATTGAAACAAGATCTGTTAAGTTACGCTATCAATAATAACTTAATAGACGATGCAGTACAGTATTATACAGATATAGCTAGAATGCTAAATATATGTTTAGATACTAAAACTACATTCTACAATAACCACGATTGCTTTGCTTGTAATAAAACTTGTAGAAACGGAGTTTGTTCATTATGCTAATAGATGATATATATAGAATAGGTAAAGAGTATAACTTAAAAGTTAAGTACAACTCTAATCAAGGTATACCATGTATACGTAAATGGGTTTGTGCTAATCATATTGCTCGTCTATTAGAAAGTGATTTAAAGTTTACAGATGAACAAATAGATTGTCTTAGAGCATTGATAAGCAAGTTAGTACATCCTTTGGATGAAATGTGGAAGGATACTTCAGAAACTGATGATAAAGCAATACTGCTAGAACAAAGTTTAGGAGTAGATTTAGGTATAAAAACATTCTATGACGAACTTTTAATTTGTGAAAAATGACTCCATTAGAAGAACAAGTACAGAAAAATACCACATCTATTAAGACTATATCAGATAGTCTAATATAGTATGCTAAAGATACAGACTTAGATAAGTCTAATGAGAATATATCAGCTAATACATCTGATATAGAAGAATTACGTAATAATATAGGCAGTCTACAAATTCAAATTAATCTATAGAATCGTATTGAGTAGATGAAGGATACTAATATAGTAGATGCTGCTAAACTAGACTTACTTCAATATGATGGTAAAAGATGGTCAAATATTGCTGCTAATAAGGTAGTAACTGGCTTACTTGGTAAATTAGTTGATTTACAAGATGTATCTATTAATAATTTACGTAATGACAATGCATTAGCATGGGATAGTGAATTATAGAAGTGGACTAATAAGAACCTGAATACAGAGATATATGATGATGTATTCTTAAGTAAGATCAAGCCTGATTCTACTGCTTACGAAGTATGGTTTAAAGAATCAGCAATATTTGGTCAAGAAGGTTTTGCATCAGGTCTTACAGGATTTGGTGGTAAGATTGACAGATATGGTCATGCTGAATTTGATAGTCTTACTTTACGTAGATTCCTTGAAGTACCTGAATTGAGATATAATCGTGTAGAGATTCAATTAGGAGATAAGTGGAATGCTCCTGGCGCAGGTGTAATAGAAAGTGTAGAACAAACAGATGAATATTCAGGTGTTATTACACTGAAACTAGAAGAAGGAGAATACGGGGCTGTATCAATGGGTGACTTATGTATGGGTATATATCATTCAGAGAAGACAGATGAAAATGCTGAACACGATGAAGATGATGGTAGAGGTAATAGAAAGTTTGCGGGTTTCTATACTGTTTACTTTGAAGTTACTAACATACTAGATGCACAAAATAAGAAATTTGGTTACAAGCTTAGGCCAGTAGATGATTATTGGAATATGACGTTTCACCCATGTGCTCAAATGAACTTTGTTGCATATGGTAATAAAACTAATGTAGATCGCCAAACATCTTGTTACTCAACTCGTACTTATACACGTTACTTAGTAAACTAGAATACTTGGGATTAGAAGGCTAAGAATATTGCAATGCAATTTGGTAATCTTGATAATCTCAATATGTTTGGTTACGATATGAGAGGATATTCAGCATATCTTAATTCAGTATACTTTACTGGTACTATTACTCAAGTAAAGCCAAATGGGGAAGAGATAAGATATGCTAATGATAGAGGTCCTTGGGAACCAGATACTCATTATGACTACTATGATAGAGTAAGTGTATTAGGTTACTTATGGTTATGTGTTAATATAAATGGTACTGATACCAAACCCAGTGATAGTAATCCAGATTGGTTAATGCAAGTATCTAAAGGTGATACAGGAGAAGGGCTGATAGTACGTAGATCTGAATGGTGGCCTGGTAGACTATATTGCAATGAAAGCGAAGTATCTCCAACAGTACAACCATTGAGATACTTAGATATTGCTTTAATTAAAGATTTAGGAACTTCTACAGGCTATAAGGCATACAAATGTATATCTACTATAGATAGGGGATTAGGACAAGGTAAACACTTATCTTCTAGCGATAATAAACCTGGTACTCCTGGTGGAGCTGAATATTGGGAAGAATTAGCTTAGAATGTAGCTAGTATATATACTGATCTAATAGTAGCTAAAAATGCTAAATTAGACTTTATTACTGGTAATTCATTAAGAGTAGGTTATCAGACTGGTAATACATCTAATGACTTTCATGTAGTAGCAGGTATTACTGGTGAAGGCGGAAATGACAATAATTCTGTTCGTATATGGGCTGGTACTACTGAAGAAAATAGAGCTAACGCTCCATTCTTAGTTAGACAAGATGGTAGAATGGTGGCTAATAACGCGTCTATAAGAGGAGAGATAGAAGCCTTATCCGGTATCATTTAGTCACTTGAAATTACAGGTGTGCTATTTGGTGGTACAGAAGCAAACGGAATGAAACTGTTCTCTAGTTATATAAAGTTTAAGGAAGGAGAAAGAGAAGCATTAATAGGTACCCCTAATTCTTTAGGTCACTCGTACTTTGGTTCTTTTAAAAGTAATGCTAATGATTTTGACGTTGCATAGATAAATGATGGTCTGTACTTTGATATTACTGGCAGTTTAATTCGTAATATGGCAATATACGGCTTGGGAAGTTTATCATTATATGGAGATGTGGTAGGTTATAAACTTAGTTATGCTACAAATCCTTCTGAAAATTAGATACTGTATCAGCAATATTCAAGGACTATATTTATAGGTAGTAGTGTTAGACGTATGTGGTATGGATTACCACATCTTGATAGTGTAAAAACAAAGTTAGCCATACAAACTATTGAATGGGCTGTTCCTGTAACATTTGTTTATAATCCACGTAGTAATCCAAAAGAATGCAATATATGGGGTAGAGGAAATAACGACAGTGATTCTAATAGACCTATATTATATGATAATAATGGTAATAGAATAGAATGGATTACTGTGAATGTAGGAGATGTTATGGATTTTCTATTAGTATATTCACAAAACAAATATTATGCAATACTTAGAAGTAGATCTATTTAATTATGAAAATAAATTTTGCACAACTGGAAGTATACACTGACATCCAAAAAACAAATAAGATTTGTATGGATGCTAGACAACAATTAGGTGAATTAATTTATGAAGTAGGTAGTGGTATTAAAGCTCATTCTTTAGCTTTAAAGATATATAATTCTGAAGGTGAGCTAGAATATACAGATGAAGAAGTACAAGTTATTATGCAATTTGTAAATCAATACTGTAAGCCTGCTATCATAGATGCTATGAATGCATTAAAAACAGAAGACAAGTAATATGATTACAAAAGGAATTAGAATAAGTTAGTTAGTCGAAAGGAAAGATCTCAATGGTAAAGAAATAATTCCTTTTCAAGATGGCATTCACAATGGTAAAATGTCTATTGATTCGTTAATAGACTATATAGGAGATGTATCAGATAGTGATATAGACCTACAACCGTTAGTAAAGATATAGGAGTTTGTAGATACAGTATCAGAAATGAATACTCTACTATATCAAGCTAAAGAGAATGATATTTATTATTGTAAAGAAAATAAGAAACTATACATTAGAAGATTCAATGAATGGGAGATAATAGATCCTCTTAATTCTAAAGTATATGTTCTAGTAGGTTTAGATGAATATAACCGTACTAATATCATACATCTCTGGGATGGTAATGATATGGTAGTTATGTCAGAAAGACTATTTATTGGAGAAGTAACTGGTACTGCGTATGATGGTGGTAAAGGTAAGCATTTAGCTGATATAGCTAATAGTTTACCTGATAACGTCATTAGAGAAGTTGCAGACTTTACTACAGATGGTTCAACTGTTACTTTCAACTATGAGTATGACGTTAAACAGGAATCAGGTTTGTTTGATGGTGATGCTCAAGGTAGTAAAACTATTCCATCAGCTACTACTAGTAATGCAGGCGTTATGTCTGCTACAGATAAAGTAAAAATAGATAAGATAGTTACTGACGGAGATGGTAATAAGTATTTAACTGATGATGGTAATTATCAGGAATTAATAGAAGATACTACAGAAACTATAAAGACTACCGATGCTATACCGGTTGCAGGTGGTCCGTTAGCTGACTTACTTAACAAAGCTGGTATAAACAGTATTAGTCCTGATACAAGCATGTAGGATTTATTTGTATCTTTATTTACTAAAGAATTATGGCCTACTAATCTTGTGTTCAAAGAAGGTACAGTTAGTGCAGCTATTGCAGCTCCTTCATTTACATTAAGTAATACAGGCTTAGTAGAAGTAGGTGCTACTGTTACTATTGAGAAGACTACATTATCTGCTGCTACTATGTCTACTACAGCTAGAACATACAGTGGATTTACTTATGGTTATAGTTCTACTAATGATAATACTAAGGATTCTTCTAATACTACTATAACAGTTAATGCTAGTAACGCTGCTCTAAATTCAGTTAATTATACTATGGAGCGTACTACTAATGGTAGTGTAGAGAATGCTACTGCTAATACTAATCCTGCTTAGGTTACTTTAGATAGCAAGACATTTAAAGCTATTGAAGGTACTAATACAGTAAAAGTAGATATAACTGGGCCTACAGCTAATGCTACATTTGCTTCTATGCCTGTATATTATGCATGTAGTAACTTAGGTAAGACTAGTGAAGAACATAAATCAGTAGCTAAAGATACTATTACTAAGACTAGCTCAACTCCTTCTAATTCCAAAACATTGAATGTTACAGGAGTATATCCTTACTATACTAATAAGGATAATATTACAACATTTGCCAAATTAGGACTGACTACTAATAAAACATTAGATGTTACATTTGTAGCTGAAACAGCAAGCAATAAACACGCATTTAAGATACCAGCTAAGTTCAATGTAACTAAGATTACATTGTTGAATACACTTAGTGGTAAGTATGAAGACTATAGTGTTAGTAGATTCTCTGTTACTACTGAAACTATAAATGTACAAGGTACTAATGTACAATATAAAGTATATACTCGTAATGATGGAACTAACGGTTCATCTTCATTTAAAATAACATTTGCTTAATTATGAGAGATAGAGGAACGTTTAATTTTAGTGGTAATCTTGAAGTAAAGAAAGATGCCCCTCTCGAAGCTAGATCGTTAGTTAATTCATATGCAGATCTAGTAAAACCAGAGACCTGGACAGATGAATAGGGAGGTATATGGAAATATGACTGTATGTTAGTTTCCTGTAAAGATAGACCTGGTAAAGTATATCAATTATCACCTGGCGCTGACTATACTAAAGAAAGTAGTTGGATTCTTATAGGTGATACATCTGAACTTAATAACAAAGTACAAGAATTTATAGATAGTAAAGGAGCTCCAAATGGTTTAGCTTCTTTGAATGAAAGTGGTATTATTCCATCTGCTCAATTACCGTCTTATGTAGATGATGTAATAGAAGTTGATACTTTTAGTAATTTACCTGGTACTGGTGAATCTGGTAAGATATATATAGTACAAGATACTAATCTAACTTATAGATGGTCAGGTACTGCGTACGTAGAGATATCTAAATCATTAGCGTTAGGTGAAACTAGTTCTACTGCATATCCTGGAGATAAGGGTAAAGCTACTACAGATAAACTGAATAAAACATCTAACAAAGTAGTTGTTGGACCTACTACTGTAAATCCTTCTACTGATAAGATAGTATTAAAGTATCAAACTCACTTTACATCTACTAATTCAGATAGTGAAGATGAGCATACAATTAATGCTGCTACTACATCTCAAGCAGGTTTAATGTCATCATCAGATAAAACTAAACTGGATGGATTAAAAGATCAAGCTGATATTACTTCTGATATTGATGCTGTATAGACTAATTTAGAAACACATATTAATAATAAGTCTAATCCTCATGAAGTTAATAAAGCTCAAGTAGGATTAGGTAATGTAGATAATACTTCTGATGCTAATAAGCCTATATCTACTGCTACACAGAATGCTTTGAATAGTAAGTTTAATGCTTCTGATGGTAATGCTTTAAAGTAGACAATAGAAAATATGCCTAATCTTGTAGTTACTGAAGGAAGGTTATCGCATAAAAATGACAGGATATCACTTAGTTTAATACAACAAGATCTTAAAAACTAGGCTAATACGGATTCAATTCTGTTAACATTTAATCCTGCAACTGATAGTACAGCTGGTATTATTCTTCCTTCAGATAAGACCAAAATAGATAAGATAGTTACTGACGGAGATGGTAATAAGTATTTAACTGATGATGGTAATTATCAGGAATTAATAGAAGATACTACAGAAACTATAAAGACTACCGATGCTATACCGGTTGCAGGTGGTCCGTTAGCTGACTTACTTAACAAAGCTGGTATAAACAGTATTAGTCCTGATACAAGCATGTAGGATTTATTTGTATCTTTATTTACTAAAGAATTATGGCCTACTAATCTTGTGTTCAAAGAAGGTACAGTTAGTGCAGCTATTGCAGCTCCTTCATTTACATTAAGTAATACAGGCTTAGTAGAAGTAGGTGCTACTGTTACTATTGAGAAGACTACATTATCTGCTGCTACTATGTCTACTACAGCTAGAACATACAGTGGATTTACTTATGGTTATAGTTCTACTAATGATAATACTAAGGATTCTTCTAATACTACTATAACAGTTAATGCTAGTAACGCTGCTCTAAATTCAGTTAATTATACTATGGAGCGTACTACTAATGGTAGTGTAGAGAATGCTACTGCTAATACTAATCCTGCTTAGGTTACTTTAGATAGCAAGACATTTAAAGCTATTGAAGGTACTAATACAGTAAAAGTAGATATAACTGGGCCTACAGCTAATGCTACATTTGCTTCTATGCCTGTATATTATGCATGTAGTAACTTAGGTAAGACTAGTGAAGAACATAAATCAGTAGCTAAAGATACTATTACTAAGACTAGCTCAACTCCTTCTAATTCCAAAACATTGAATGTTACAGGAGTATATCCTTACTATACTAATAAGGATAATATTACAACATTTGCCAAATTAGGACTGACTACTAATAAAACATTAGATGTTACATTTGTAGCTGAAACAGCAAGCAATAAACACGCATTTAAGATACCAGCTAAGTTCAATGTAACTAAGATTACATTGTTGAATACACTTAGTGGTAAGTATGAAGACTATAGTGTTAGTAGATTCTCTGTTACTACTGAAACTATAAATGTACAAGGTACTAATGTACAATATAAAGTATATACTCGTAATGATGGAACTAACGGTTCATCTTCATTTAAAATAACATTTGCTTAATTATGAGAGATAGAGGAACGTTTAATTTTAGTGGTAATCTTGAAGTAAAGAAAGATGCCCCTCTCGAAGCTAGATCGTTAGTTAATTCATATGCAGATCTAGTAAAACCAGAGACCTGGACAGATGAATAGGGAGGTATATGGAAATATGACTGTATGTTAGTTTCCTGTAAAGATAGACCTGGTAAAGTATATCAATTATCACCTGGCGCTGACTATACTAAAGAAAGTAGTTGGATTCTTATAGGTGATACATCTGAACTTAATAACAAAGTACAAGAATTTATAGATAGTAAAGGAGCTCCAAATGGTTTAGCTTCTTTGAATGAAAGTGGTATTATTCCATCTGCTCAATTACCGTCTTATGTAGATGATGTAATAGAAGTTGATACTTTTAGTAATTTACCTGGTACTGGTGAATCTGGTAAGATATATATAGTACAAGATACTAATCTAACTTATAGATGGTCAGGTACTGCGTACGTAGAGATATCTAAATCATTAGCGTTAGGTGAAACTAGTTCTACTGCATATCCTGGAGATAAGGGTAAAGCTACTACAGATAAACTGAATAAAACATCTAACAAAGTAGTTGTTGGACCTACTACTGTAAATCCTTCTACTGATAAGATAGTATTAAAGTATCAAACTCACTTTACATCTACTAATTCAGATAGTGAAGATGAGCATACAATTAATGCTGCTACTACATCTCAAGCAGGTTTAATGTCATCATCAGATAAAACTAAACTGGATGGATTAAAAGATCAAGCTGATATTACTTCTGATATTGATGCTGTATAGACTAATTTAGAAACACATATTAATAATAAGTCTAATCCTCATGAAGTTAATAAAGCTCAAGTAGGATTAGGTAATGTAGATAATACTTCTGATGCTAATAAGCCTATATCTACTGCTACACAGAATGCTTTGAATAGTAAGTTTAATGCTTCTGATGGTAATGCTTTAAAGTAGACAATAGAAAATATGCCTAATCTTGTAGTTACTGAAGGAAGGTTATCGCATAAAAATGACAGGATATCACTTAGTTTAATACAACAAGATCTTAAAAACTAGGCTAATACGGATTCAATTCTGTTAACATTTAATCCTGCAACTGATAGTACAGCTGGTATTATTCTTCCTTCAGATAAGACCAAAATAGATAAGATAGTTACT